TATATAAAAGGACTGTTGATGCTATGTTCTCGCAAGCAATTGAAGTCAGTATGGTTAATACCCAGCGGGCCCGTACTGAGATCAGCATAAACCGACTCCAAAGCCTGCTGCTGCGCGAAATTTATGCCAAAAGCACGCTCAAATGATTCCCTGGCCTCCACACTAATGGGACAAGCTGCACGGTTCACGCGGCCACTGAGTCGGAAGAACCCACTACTCTGGAACAACTTCCACTTGGACGTATTGTTCTTCCCGCCGGTTCCAAATCTACAAAGCCATTCATAAAATGACTGGTAGATTGGTAATCCCGCCGTGAGTGAGAGCCCTCCATTCCCAATTGCCTCGATCCACTTGCTAACCTGTTGTTGATTCGTAGTGCAAACCAGGTCTTTGCAAAGCGCGTTCAAATTCCGCACCATCCTCCACTCTTTACCGTCATGCACTGGATGCATCTGGCAGAACTCAATATGTTCAACCACATACACGGGCTTTTCAATTTTCATCTTAAACCCCAACTTGGCATACCACTCTGGGACGGCTGCTATAAAAGCTGCCTCGTCATCCCTGTCCATGATCACAGTGATGTCGTCCCCATTATCCATGACTTCATGCGCAATTCCCAATTCTTTGCACAACGAATAAGTCATGGCAACCATCAAAAGACAGTTGCCCAAAGCAGTATCCATGTCGCCAGACATGCGGCATCCCTCCACCTCATATTTCACGAACCCATCCTTACATACGCCATGGCCCTTATTCAACAGCATTTCCCCAAGCATACTGGCAAACTCTGTATCACTGCAAAATTTCTTGTAGACACCATGGGTCCATTCAAGAGCATCAACGCTGCAGTGCTGATCAAAACGTGAAGCATCAAGTGATATAGCACACGGACGTGCAAACATATCCCACTTGCTTTTGATGATGTCTCCAACTTGGTAGACATCAAATCCTTTTGCAACACAAGGTAACTTATAGAGCTTGCTCAGCTGTTTGTAAATCAGCTTTTCAAGGGGCTTAATAAAGATGCCAATGGCAGCATTAAAGCGTGGATCTCGTGGTTGGATGATTCGAGGCGCAGGGTCATCTTTCTGAGAGAAATTAATCTTCTCACACTTCACAAACGTGG